GTCGCATCTCCACCCAAGTCTTACAGACCGGGCGAGTGCGCCCAAGAGGGAGTAGACTTTGGAAACACCAACCATTTTGCTAAGAATTACATTCAGAAATACGCCGTTGGGCGAACTTTGGACGAGGTTTGCAAAGGATGGAAATGGTTGTTACTCGCAAACAGAGCAGGAGAAGCTCTGAAGCAGATTTCATATTTTGTGGAAGACACTTCAGATGATGCCAAGACCAGGCTCAAAGAGCTACTAGCTCTTCCCTGCAACCAATCGCTCAGACACTACGTCGAGGCCCTCGCGCCTCAATGGGAAGACCCCCAAGAACAAGGGGAGAAGGACCCTGACAACAACATAATCAACGACAGAGAAGGCAAGCCCTACTTCAAAAGATGTGGAACCCTTGAGGGGACCAAATTTCAGAAGAAGGACAAGCAGCCGAAGCCCGAAAACGATTTGCAGAAGGCAATTCGCAAGTGCGCAGAGCACTACCACACTCACAAGAATGCGGCGGGCGATTCTGAACCGTTACACGGTTGTAAGAATGGTGAATACAAGATTCCCAAGAACACGAAGAAGAACATTGACGCTTCTTTGAGAGCACAAGCTAAGATGGCAGTCTGCACTCCAGCTCCTTTGTCAAAGGAGCACGATGAAGACTTCGACTCGGCTGTTGACCTCACGAAGAAGAAGTATCGTGCTGCGTTTGCCCCAGAGCAGACCCTCAAATCTTACCTCGAAGAGGGAGAGGCGGGCTTCTTGAAGATCTTCCTTGGATTGGAAGACAAGTCTTCAGGAGTCAGTGCTCGCTACCGCAACAAAAAGAAATTAACTTTTGTTCGGGAGCACACTGAAGAAGTTGTTGACATGGCCTTGACGCGAATCATCTTGCTTGCTGCCGCAGGCGAAGATATCTACGACTTGGACCCGATTGAACAAGTTCAGTTGGGACTTGCCGACATCAAAGACCTCACGCTGAAAGGCGAAGGACACAGTCCTAAGAAGATGAGAGAGGAG